TGATGGAGAAGTTGGACACAATGCCCTGATAGCGCTTAAAGAACTGCTGCGTAGGCGATTGGATGATCTGGTTATTGGAGTCCAAGAAGCCACGCCAAACCTCAATGCGAGAGCCTTTGATTTCAGCACCAAGCACAATGGCAATATTGGTTCCGTCCACACCAGTCAAGGATACCGATAGGTCAGAACTGTTGGCCTTCACATCACGCTTAATGTCGCTCAACTGGAGCAGGCTACCAAGGTTTGTGAACTGAATGCCGTTCACAGTAATTGCAGCAGCGGCGTTGCAAAACGTGTATGTGTTTGACGGAAGCGTCAGTCTGATGAATTCAGCTTGCTGGATAGACGGGCTATCCAGCGCAGTCATTATTGTTGTCATCCTGTAATGTCCTCACGAAATACGAATGCCTCATCCCACTGGACAAAAGCTCCACCGGGTGCTGGCGTGAGTGTATAGGTCGGGCACTTTTCTGCCAAGACCGTGAACTCACAAGTGTTGCCAACCCCAGCCAAGGTTCCGGTACTCACCGTACCAATCACAGGGCGATGTAGGCTGACAGACACAACAGAGTCAAGGCCGCGCAAAACGTCAGCCTTGACCTTGTAGGAGTAATTGCCCAACTGCAAAAAGTCTCCAGCCCTGAAAACGGCTTTTGTTCCTGACACACCGGGCAAATTCCCAACGGAAATGATTTGCGAGTTTGCCACTGGCACAGAAGCCAAAGTCAAGGCGTTGGCCTGTGCTGTGGTCAAGTCGCCTTGGTAATCAGTAAACCAGCCAAGATTGGCACTGTTGAACGTGATTGTTTCAGGCAACTGGCGGTCAAGGTTGTCAATCGTTTGAATGATGTCCCGAGATGTTGCGTATGGCAAATAGTTGTGCGGCATCACCGTAAACACCCAAGGCACTGCCGTCAGGTATTGCGCCACACGAACCTGCCCAGATCGGCTGTACTGCTGGCCCACGGTTCTACGGTTGTTCACCGTCATGGACTGCTGAATCTCAAAGATCGTTTGAAAAGACATTAAGTTCTCCCGAAACTGGTAGCGAGGTTCTTGTTCGCATACTGATTGGCCGCCCAGATCGCGTTAGAACTGCCTAGAAGGCGGTCTTCAAACGATTTGGTGTCGATGGCATTGATGTAGTTGTTTGTGACGTTGGTGGTGCTTCCAATGCCGCTCAAGGCATTGTTAGGAATGATTGTCCCTGCCGTTCTTGGCATAAACAACTCAGGACCGTTTTCACCAACAAGACCAATCTTCCCGCCATCCACAGGACCGCCATTGGCTCTTGCTGGGTTCCAGCCGCCTCCAATGTCAATGTTGTCTGGCATGTTTGAAGCAGCGCTGCCTCCAGCGGTGTACCCAGAAAACATGCCAAAAGCCGCCCCAAGAAACTTCAGAGCAGCAGCCTTCATCTGAATCGCAATCAGATCACGGATGACGCTAAGTGCAAAGTCTTTCATGCTCAACTTGCCGGTCTTGACAAAGTTGTCAATGGCCGAACCCATGTTGCCCCACACAGTGTCAAAGACCTGCTGAGTCTTCTGCATGGATTCTTGGATGGTGACGTTCAGCTTTTCAAGGGCTTCTTGGCGATCAAGTTGTTGCGTCAAGAAATCAGCCTCTGGACCGCCTTCAATCTCTTTGCGCTTACGAGCGTACTCCAGCGAAATCATCGCCAGCTTCTGCTCTTTCTCGGTTGCATAAATCAACTGATACTTCAGATTGAGTCGCTCTTTTTCTATCTCCAGACCTCGGGTAGTGCTTTGAGCATCTGTTCTCATGGCCTCCCGGCGCTTGTCTTGAGCAACCAATTCGTCAGACTTTTCTTTCTCAGTTCGCAAGAATTCTTCATATTCGGCAATGCTATTCTTTGTGCGGATTTGCCTAATTTTTTCGGCTGCCTCTGCTGCAATCACAATGGCCTTGTTTTTGTATATCTCAAGGTTTTGCGCTGCGGCTCGGCCATCCTCCTGCTGATTTTTCTCAGCCATCTCTCTACGAGCGTCTTCCAGTTTTTTAGCAGACTCCAATTCAAGAGATTGAATCTCGCTCAATCCCTGCTTGGCAACAGCAAACCTTGCTTCAGCCTCGGCCTTGGCGACCTCGCCAGCCTTGCTTTTCAGCATGCCCTTGTACTTGTCGTACTCGTCAATCTTTTCCTTGGCGTTCCCAACATCTTTTGATGCTGCGGAGCGACCCTGAAGACGTTGAATTTCTTGGATGTTGTCTTTGCTGGCCTGCAATGCGGCAAGGGTCTTTCTCCATCCTCTGGCGAATACCGTGTCCTCATCCTCTGGAGTTCCAGCCAGCTTTTGCTTGATGTCAGCAATCTGCTTGTCAATAGCCTCCAATGTTTGAGATTGAGTTGGCCCAGACAATGCCTGCTTAAACTCATCCCAATAATTGCTCATGGCTTTCGTAACCGACTTCCATGCGCCCTCAAGCAGGCCAAGCTCACGGCGCTGCTGCTCCAGCTTGGTGTTCAAAGCCACAGCCACAACCTGTGCGGCCTCCTGTTTTTTGTTTGCCTTCTCCAGAGCCTCAATTTGTTTGTATTGCTCAAGCGTCAGGAAATTCATCTCCTTGTTCAGAGACTTTGCGCCCTCGGCTGTGCCACTCAAGCCACCCTTGAGCTTTTGCGCGGCCTCTGTGGCAGACACGCCTGCAATCTGGGAGTAGGTAATGATTGCTTGGGTAACTGCGCTGATTGACTCGCCGGTAAATTGACCAGACGAAATCACAGCCATCAAAGCTTCTTTGGTCGTCCCAAGACTTGCTTTTGTGTTGCCACTCAAGGTGTCAGCCAGCTTCTGGAATGACTCTCTGGTGACTTCAGAATAGTTGCCAGTCAAAGTCAAAGCATCATTAAGCTGCTCAATTTCTGTTGCTGCGTCATAAGCAGCTTTGGCCGTTGCAGTCATCACAACAGCAGCAACTGTAAGTGCAACATTGACTGGCGTAATGAAAGAGCCAAGAGCCTTGAACATATTGCCAAGACCGCCCATCGAATCCTTCAATTGACCGCCCTGCTGCAATACAGCAATAAACGGGCTTTGGCCCGATGCAATCTGCGTGAACAAGTCAGTGGTCTGGTATGTCAGTTGCAGCTTCTGCTGCTCGTTCATCTTGAACTGAGCGCCAGCAGCGCCTTTGGCAGAAGTTGCAATTTTGTCGTATGCGGCTGCTTGTTCAAGCAACTGCTTCTTCATGTCTGCTGTGGCGTTCTTGAAGCGTCCAGCGGCCATCTCTCGTTCAACTTGCGTGACCTTAGAGACAGTCTTGCCATAGTCATCAGTGGCGTACTTCAGCGCAACAATCTCTTTTGCTGCTGCGTTTGTCTCGCGCTTGATCGCGTCCTTCAATTTCTTGTTTTCAGAAATCGCTTTGTCAATGGACGCTGTAAATTCAGCCGTGTCCAGACCAAGGACAACGCCAAGTCGGGCAATATTTTGTGAAGCCATTATCTCTTCCTTCGCGCCAGTTTCTTGGCGTAATCAGGGATTCTGACCGCCAACTGTGATTTTAGTTCAGTCAGTACGGCATCAGCATTTTCTTGCAGCGCAGGGCGCAAAAATGGGTGAGCCGCCACCTTTGATGTGCCAAACTCGTTTGCCAATGAGACAGCACTCTTCTTGACCGATACAACCGCAATAACAGCGTCTGTCTCATTGACATACTCGCTCATGCGGTCTTTTGCGTTTGGGATTCGGGCATCAAGACGGATGGTGTCTCGCATGTGGATGGGATTCTTTTCATCCCTTGGCTTGTCGCCAACATTGGCCCGTGATTTGGCTGAGTCAAGGACAGAACCCATTGCCGCCTTGGCCGAGGGCGTAAGCGTGTTTCTTGCAACCAGATCACCCCTGAACCCTTCAGCCATGTCTCGCAACTGCTGCTCAAATTCAGCAAAGCCTTCCAATTCGATTGACTTGCTTTGCGGGGTGTAGGCCATCTCACACTTTCAAGAATGCCTCCGAACCGGGCTTCATCGCAACAAACATCAGCATCTGCTGGTTGGTCTGTTCACGCTGCTGCTCTTCGCTCAAAGGCGGGACAATGTAGTCATGCGTTGACGGCAAGACATCCTGCATTCGGAATGGCTTGGCCGTCTTCTGCATTTTCGAGTTTAAGTTGCCAGTGGTCAAGGAACTCAGCGCCAGCAGCAGCGCTTTGTTCCCGATCATTCCATCCGACAACATAATCTCAATGTTTCTCAGGTCATCAACCGGGACATCATCAGGACACCCACCGTGGGCATAGATGTATGCCCTAGCTTGCGAGTGAGCGTCCTGAATCAGTTTTTTCGAGAGTCCTTGTATCCCGGCTGGATGCACTCAGTGATTTTGGCGATCATCTCAAGCTGAACGGTCATAGGCCACTCGGCTTCCACCTCGGCATATGTCAAGCCGTCCCAGTTGCCTGCTTCAGGCACAAGCAGCTTAATGTATTCAACAATGCGCTGCTCCATGAGAATGACCGAACGGGCCAAGCCTTTGGTGGAACGACCTTCAACGATCACATCGTCTTCGGTGACTTCAACGCCTTCAATCACTGTGCCGTCACGGAAACTGCCAGACATTTTTTCATATCGGCTGTTCAGTTCGGCTTCGTCAATTTTTGTGATGCGGTCCTCAAGTTGCTCCATCTCTTTGGTCAAAGGGATGCGAACCTTGAAGATATGCCCACCAAGCTCAAAAGACTTGGTACGCAGATGTGCAGATGCCTTTTGGTAACTGTCGCCAAAAGCAGAAGAGATGCGTGACATGTGATTTCCTTATCGTGTCGTTTTGATGATCTTGTCGTAGATGACCTGATTCAAAGCAATGGCGTAATCCACCGCTTGTTCAGGACTGAGCTTATCCGCATGATGTCGTGCAATGTCATGCGCCAGCGCAATAGCCGTGATGCGTTGCTGTGTGAAGCCAAACCAATTCTTGGAAGAATCGGCTTGGCCCACAAGGAAACTCAACAGGTCTGTGTTGTCTTTTACTGTCGTCATGTGTCTTATGTGTTGTTTGACCAGCCGTAGCTGTTGCCACCGATTGGGTGGATGGTGAAGTTGAACTTGCCTTCAGCAGAAGGAGACATGTCCCAAGACATACCGCCAACCATGCCGTTGAAGGCGTAGGCCACAGTGTCAGTGCCGTCATAAACAGCGATAACGTAGGTGCGAACGATTGTGCCGTTGTAGCCGTCATCACGGATCAACAACTGAGCAGTGTCAGCAGGGTTCCAAGCAGAAGTGATGCTCAACGAGGTCACTTGGTTCTGAGTGGTGATCTTTGCGCCAGTACGAGCGCCAGCGACCGAGAAAGCGGCCACAGCGTCATCAGCACCGAAAGCAGGAATTGCTTCCACGGGCACGTTGATGCCAGCAGTACCAGTGCCACCAGCAGAAGTGCCGATGATGGTTTCAATGCTGGCCCAAGAGGACAATTGAGTGTCAGTCAACGGGGTTGGTGCAGCGTCATCTTGACACCACAGGGTTGCCACATATCCGGGCAAGACTTTGTTAATGAGAGCCATTTTGAGTTTCCTTCAAAAAGATAGTTGAACAAATTGTCTTGTATTACGCCGGGACATCAATGGTGCAATCCAAGAAGATTTGCGCCATATTTTCCTCGTTGTTGTAGCTATTGTAAAGCCACATCACATCGGCCTTCGCAATGAAAAAGCCTTCGGATGGACTGCCCAATTGTCCGCTGTATCCATGCAAAGCCTGAAGGATTTGATTGGAGATGGTAAAGCCGTCTTCAATTTGCTGCGTGAAGATCGAAATCTGGAACACAGGACGGTCGATGCCTTTGTTGCTTTGCGTCTGGCCTGTATAGACTGGCTGGTGAACGTTACGCAGCATCCAAGTGATGAACTTGGGCTGGTTGGCAAAGTTGCGGTTAAAAGCCGCATACACAGGCACAGGGTCTACGATCTCAGACAGTTGGTACTGGATCGCCTTGCCGTACTGAATGACGTTGTTCTGTGTTGCCATTTACACCGCCGTAACAGGGTCAGAGCGATAGCACATCATCTTCACAGTCATCCGATCATTCGACTCACGAACATCGGTGATGCGCCAATCATTGCCACGCCAGTTGATGGAGTACGACTGTTGGTTGTCAACAATCAGCTTGGTGTTGGGGGTGTAGTTAAATGTGAAATTCACCAAGTCTTGATACAGACGGTACTTGTCTGAAATCTTGACGTTGTTTGCCACATCCTCAACACGCGCACGGGTCTTGAACCACTCTGTCTGAGTGGTTGATTGCTCACCAAAATCTGACTTGCCGAAAGCCAAATTGTTGATGGTCACATCTTCAAATCGTGCGATTGCCATTTACATCACCAGTGGTTTGTACGGGCGCAACAAAGTCTGAGCGCCATAAGGAATGGTCTTCAGCTTTGTCTCAGTTGTTTCCGAACGATTGTTGTACAGGTGCGTCAAAATCAGCAAGCCAGCCTGCTTGATGACAGGGTAGGCCGCAATTGGGTT